ACGACTCCCCATATACGGATTGGATTTTTTGGAGACAGATAGCACGAGCAGGGGCAAAATTTGAGTGGGCTAATAAGATTGGCTATAAGTACAGAAAAGACTTTAGCAACTCAATGAGTGGTTGGGCTAACGCTGAAGTTAAATGGAGAGAAGAAGCGTTAACCTTATGAATTTTTTAGATTTCAAATCAAAATATTGCAAAGAAACACCAAATATGATTTTTCTTCCACCAAAAATTCAAGGTTGGAATTCAGAAAGCGTTGCACTAAAAAAAGCAATTGAACAAACAAATCCAGAATCAATAGTTGAAGTTGGAAGTTGGCTTGGGGCTTCTGCTTTATTTATGGCCGCACAATCTAACGCACAAATCATATGCGTAGATACTTTTTTAGGCTCAAATGAAATTCTTTGGCGAGAAGAAAATGTTAAAAACGTAACTCAAAACTTCTCACAAATTTATGATCAGTTCTGCGCAAACATCACTCATTCAAACTTAAATAACATAATCAGCCCCCTACCTATGACATCATCATCTGCTGCTGAACTTTTTGCAAAAGAGCAAGTAAAGGTAGATATGGTTTACATTGATGCTGGTCACAGAGAACGCGAAGTTTATGCAGATTTACAGGATTGGTGGCCTTTAACCAATAAAGTTCTAGTCGGAGACGACTATGATTCAACTTGGAGCGGTGTGATTTCTGCTGCAAATAGATTTGCTTCTGAGAACAACTTAAATCTTGAAATAATGGATTCTAAGTTTCTGTTGTTCCGATAGACTAGCCGCAAGAACTTAGGAGTTATTTTGGCAATTACAAATGGTTATGCTTCGCTGACCGAAGTTAAAGCAGCGTTACGTATAACAGATACTATTGATGATTCATTGTTAGAGATGGCAGTTGAATCTGCCTCAAGACTTATAGATGGTTATGCTGCACGCCAATTTTATTCTCAAGGTACTGCTACAAGATATTTTGTTGCACAGGATGATTTCGTTGTTGAAGTTGATGATCTTTCAAGCGGAACAGTAACAATTACCACAGCACAAGACGCTGATGGTGTTTTTGACACAACTTGGGGAACAGATGATTACCAACTTGAACCTTTGAATGGTGTGCTTGATGGCATCCCTTGGCCTTACAATCAAATTCGCGCTGTCGGAGATTATCTCTGGCCCATCAGCGGGGGCGAAGCGTTAATTAAAGTTGTTGGTGTTTATGGTTGGCCGTCTGTACCAATTGCAGTTAAACAGGCTTGCATTATTCAAGCATCAAGAATTTACAAACGTTTAGATTCACCTCTTGGCGTTGCTGGCTTCGGCGATCTTGGAGCAATTCGAGTTTCTAGCCAACTTGATCCTGATGTTGCACAACTTGTTATGCCTTACAGAAGATTGCGAAACTTTGCCTAATGGCATCAATCTCACAAATCCGAAGTGGTCTAGCAACACGTCTTGGAACAATCACAGGTTTAAGAACTTCTGCATTTATGCCAGATAACCCAAACCCACCTGTTGCAATTGTTATGCCATCAAGTGTTTCTTATGATGATGTTTTCAAAAGAGGTATGCAAACTTATGTTTTTAATGTCCTTGTCATTGTTGGCAGGGTTGACGAAAGAACTGCGCAATCCAATCTTGATGCCTATGTTTCCAGCACAGGCACTTCAAGCATCAAATTAGCGATTGAGGGAGACAAAACTCTTGGTGGAGTTGTGTTCGATACAAGAGTTACTGAGATGAGAAACTACGGACAACTGCCAGTTTCTGAGATACTATATCTTACAGCGGAGTTTACAGTTCTCTGCTACGCAGACTAGGAGTAACAACAAATGGCAAAATTTGCTGCAACAGACTATTTTGTTTCAATCAATGGTTCAGATTTTTCAACAAATCTTAACTCCGTTGAATTGTCACAAGAGGCTGACGATTTAGAAACTACCGCTTTCGGTTCTTCTTGGAGAACTAGAATCGGTGGATTAAAACAAGCATCACTAACACTAAACTTTATGCAAGATTTCGGTGCAGGTTCAGTTGATGCAACACTTAACCCATTACTAGGTTCAATTGCAACAGTTGTAATCAAACCTACAAGTGGAACAGTAAATTCAACAAACCCAACTTACACAATGACAGCATTGGTAACCCAATACTCACCATTCGCATCAAGCGTTGGCGATATTGCTACATTATCTGTGACTTTCCCGATTTCAGGAACAGTAACAAGAGCAACCGCTTAATTAAAAAGGAAACAAATGAAAATCAATCTGCGCGTGAAATACCAAGATGGTGTTTCAAAAGAAATAGTTTGTTCAGCAAGAGACTTAGTTGCGTTTGAGGAAAAATACAGCAGGTCAGTAGCAAAACTTGAATCAGAGTTCAAACTTACTGACCTGCTTTTTCTAGCGTGGCATAGTGAAAAAAGAACCAATTCAACTAAAAAAGAATTTGATAATTGGTTGGATGAAGTTGACGAGATTGGTGTAAGCGAGAACGACCCAAAATAAAACCGCTCGGAGAAAACTCTGAGCATTGGTTTATTGCTTACCTTTCTTGCGAAACAGGAATTGCGCCCTCTTTGCTATTACAAGAGAGTGATCGTATGCTTTTCACAATGGGTATGTATCTGCGTTGGAGAGCGACAGAAGCAAACAAGAGGTAATCGTGGCAATTGGACTGGAAACAAAAGTTCGTGGTCTGCGTGAAACCCTTATGGAACTGAAATCATTAGATAAAACAGTTTATGAACAAATAAATTCTGATATTAAAAATGCAGCACAACCTTTTGCTCGTGGTGTTGAATCGGCTTTACCTAAAACTCTTAATATAAAAGGTTTCACACACAGCGGAGCAACCGCTTTTAGATCATCTGATAACAAAACAGAAGTTAAAACTAGCAATAGAAAACCTAGAGGTGGCGAAAAGGTCTCTCTTTTGAAAGTTGTTGTAAAAGGTAGAGGTTTGGCTATTGCTGATATGGCTGGTCATCCTAAATCTAGATATACACCTAAATCAAGGTCAGCAGCATCAAGAGGTAGACCAACTGGTTATCGAATGAATGGTCAAGGTGCTGGATTAAAAAGAAAACTTGGCCCAACTCCTGGTTCACGTTATGTTTGGCCTGCCGCTTTGAAAAATCAAAATTTGATTGATAATAGTATTGAGCGTTCTTTACAAGAAGCATCCGCGAAAGTCAACAGGAATTTATTGGTGGTTAAATAATGGCAATTATTATCCCAATTCTGACGCAATTTGATGATAAAGGAATCAAATCAGCGATTAGAGAATTTGATAGAGCCAAAACAGGTTTAGATAAATTTGGTGCATCAGGAAAGATATTCACACAATTTGGTGAGTCTTTAACTAAAAATCTTACAATTCCAATTTTAGGTGTTGGTGCGGCTTTAGGTACATTCGTTAAAGATGCCATTGAGGCTCAAGCGGCAACTTCAAGACTTAGACAGATTCTTTTAACAACTGGTGGTGCAACAGAACAAGGTGTTGAGGCTTTACTTAAACAGGCTTCTGCTTTAGAAAAAGTTGGTGTTGCTTCTAGGGAAAGCATTGTTACAACACAATCACAGTTAGCAACTTTTGATTTACAAGCCGACACAATTTCAAAACTTACACCAGCGATTTTAGATTATGTGCTTGCAGAAAAAGGTGCAACTGCTACTGGTGACGATTTCAAGTCTATGACAAATGGTTTGGCACAGGCATTGAATGGACAGTTTGCTTCTTTAACAAGAGTTGGATTTGTTTTAGATGAAGATACTAAAAAGAAAATTGCTAATGGTACAGAATCAGAGCGTGCCGCTGCACTTGTTGAAGTTCTTAATTCAACCTATAAAGGTTTTAATGAGGAGTTAGCAAAAACCCCAGAGGGAAGAATTATTCTTTTGGGCAGAGAGTTCAATCAACTTAAAGAAGATATAGGATCAGTTTTACTACCTGTCGTTCTTCAAGTTAGTGACGTGATCAAAAATCAAGTTATTCCCGAAGTACAAAAACTTGTTGACAAATTCAAGGCTTTAAGTCCTGAAACTATTGAAACAGGATTAAAAATCTTAGGCTTAATTGCCGCTCTTGGACCATTGCTTTTCATTGTTGGAAAAGTTATAGGTGCAGTTAAAACATTTATTGAAGTGTTCAAAATTTTACAAATAGTTCTTTTAGCAAACCCTGTTTACCTCGTAGCCGCTGGACTAGCGTTATTAGTAGTCGCTTTAATTCACGCTTTCAGAACGTCAGATAAATTCCGTCAAGGAATACAAAAACTAGGAAATGCTTTCATCACTTTTGCTGAGGGAGCAATCAATTTTGTTATTGATCATATGAATTTATTCTTACAAGGAATGAATTTAGTAATTAGAGGCCTGCAAATGTTTGGGGTTGATGTTAAAGAAGTTGGTCAGATAGCACCAGTCTCTCTCAAGCGAATAAGCCTTGCAACAGTTGAAGCATCAAACAATATGGGTGCTTTGGCAGCACAAACAGACACTCTAGGAACAGAGGTTAGTGAAACAGTTGTGCCAAGCATAGGCAAGATGAATAAAGGCTTAGAAAAAACTTCTGAAGAACTTAAAAAAGTTAAAGATGCAGCCAAAAATGCTGCTCAAGTCGTTGTTGATAACCTAGAAGAATCTTTACGTAAAGCAGAATCAGCCCTTGAAGATGTACGCGGCAAGTTCACCAACTTCAAGAACGCCATTGGTAGCACAATCACAGGAATCTTAAACTTCGGTAAAGCCGCTGAATCAGAAAACTTCTTAAAAGGTTTAGCAGATCAAGCAAATCAAGCCACAGTTTTTGCAGACAAAGTTAAACAACTCGTTGTTCTTGGATTAAATGAAAGAGCAATTAGACAAGTTCTTGATGCAGGTTTTGAAGCAGGTTCAAAGATTGCTGACAACATCATTAGTGGTGGTGCAACAGTTGTTGAACAGGTAAACACTCTTGTTAATTCAATATTTAGTGTTGCTGATCAAGTTGGTGAGTTCGGTGCTGTGGCTTTTTATGACGCTGGTGTCAAACAAGCAGAAGCAATGGTTGAGGGAATTAAAGCAGCCTTGGAAAGAGCAAGAGCAGAACTTAAGGCTATTGCTGAAAGTTTAACAACAAGTGGATCATCAGGTGGTGCTCCAACTCCAACTGCACCAACACCAAGTGGACAAAGACCAACACCAAGACCATTATCACCTCAACTATCACCAAGTCAATTTGCTTCGGCTTCTAGTGCTGCTGCCCAATTTGGTACTGCTGCTGGTTCTTATACTGCATTAGCGTTTGCATTACAGAATCAAAGAAAAAAACTTGCTAAAGGTGGAATTGTTCTCGGAAGAAAAGACGTAACAATTGGTGAAGCAGGACCTGAAGCAGTTATTCCTTTGTCAGGTGCTAATTCTGTTGGAATGGGCGCAACTTACAACATTGTTGTTAACGCTGGTATTGGAACTTCAGGTGCTCAAGTTGGTAGAGAAATTGTTGATGCAATCAAGAAGTTTGAGAAAACTTCAGGCCCAGTCTTTGCGAGTGCCTAATGTCAATTCCTGCAACAACTGTTGAAATAGGTTTTGATTTATCTGCTCTTGGTGGACCTTTTTTTATTCTTGATGATCCTGTTCAAGGTGTTTTAGACAATACTGAATACACTCTTGGCGGAACTTTATTTTATGATGTTTCAGAATATGTTCGAAGTGTTTCTGTTGCTCGTGGAAAGTCACGTCAACTAGATCGCTTTACCGCTGGTGGTGCAACAATTGAATTAAACAACAACTCTCGTGCATTTGACCCTGAGAACACAGCAAGCCCTTTCTTTGGTCAAATCATTCCTAAAAGAACAATTAAAGTTGAAACAGGTGGTTCAGCAGTCTTTTATGGTGTTGTTGATGACTGGAATCTTAATTACGATTTGTCAGGTTTATCTTTGGCTGGTGCTGATTGCGTTGATGGTTTTACATTGTTGGCTCAAAGAGCGTTGAGTGCTAGTACTGAAACTTCACAAAAAACTGGTGCAAGAATTAACTCAATTTTAGATCGAAGTGAAGTTAATTGGCCATCCTCTTTAAGAGATATTGATACTGGTGCAACAACTTTGCAAGCAGATGTGATTCAAGATGGAACTAACGCTTTAGAATATTTGCAGTTAGTTACTGATTCTGAACCTGGTT